GGAGTCTCCTCCCACAGTGGTCCTATTTAGGACCGACACAATCTCACCTTTTTTGTACATGGTAAGGAGTTCGTTTTAAGAAAGAGTTATCCCATCTTTTTGAGAATTTCTATGCCCAATATGGCAAAAAATATGTCTTCGGACGGTGTGACAAGTGTGTCACAACTCTGGTTCTTGTTGCCCAACAAGAATCACATGGAAGATTGAGTTATCTCCATGCTCGAACCTGACTTGCTAAAATAATAGAATTAGCAGGCCTGCAGGAACCCGTGAGAGGTTCCAATGGTCGAGGATTATTAAGATCACTTGAGGATCTTTTGTTCGTTTTCGAACAAGAGACCCAAGGATCCAGGCAACCTCCAAATATCGAGAAGATTTCGGAAAATCTTCTCGACTGTACAACCCTCCGGATCGGATCGAGAGACTACTTTTTCAATAAACGAGTTATAGTTCGTAACATTGAAAGGGCGTCTCTTTCACCGAAACAGAGGAAGAAGCTGAGTAAATCTCTTCAGAGTACATGGGGAACAGCGAAGGAGGAATCCTTCGTTCTGGAATATCTGACACGTTGTCAGGGTTCCATCCAGCTAACCGAATTAGTTGGATTTCCCATCGGGCCTTATCGGGCCCATTACTCTTATGAGTGGTGTCGCACGCGACACGTGCTCGGTTTAGCAGATGCTGTCCACCTTTCGCTTTTTAATCTAGGTATTCGGGTTTCTTTCCCGAAGTTAGAAGTTCGTAGAGCGGCCGTTGCTGGTCACTCGAACTTTATGATACCCGATTCTCTTCGCGAGACGCTGGAGTCCATGGGACTCGCGCCTCGGAAGAGTAAGCGTTGTATCCCCTTGCGAGGGGGATGCATACCGATGAAAACGGTTATTCGCGCTAGCACGAAGGACCGTCGTTTTCGATTAATTCTTCATTACCTGAGGGTTTTCCCAAAGGGTTTGAAGGAGAAAGAGTACGTGAAGCTCATCAAGGAGTCTCTTGTCGATGCTTTTTGTGTTCAGATGGATCAGGAAAGGCCTAGTGTTACTACAACGCTAGTCCCTCTCTTTCCGTCGATGACACAAAGAAAGCTCGATAAGAAGTTTTCACAAGACCGGGTTGGAAAGGTTCGATTTTATAAGAACCTTCTTGAATCCAAGAGTCTGTGTGCTCCTGTTGGCTCGGATATGATCAAAGAGGCTTATGAAAAACATAAAGCAAGTCTTTGTAGACCAGAATCCGAGGTAACTGATGTACCTCATGACTTTCTCACTAAGCTCTATGATTATGGAAAGAAAGTCGGTAGATTCGTATCTAAACAATACGATCCCTATCGATCTCGACTTCCAAACTCTAGAGCTTGCATCGAAAAAAGTCGGAGTAAAGGTGGTGCTAGGTCCGCACTGGCTTCTTCATTAGAAGTTCAGCACGGACCGCTATATCTTTCCGCTATGGACGGACCAAGTCGTCAGGAGCCCTACGTTATAGGACTCTTCGGACCTCCGGGTTCAGGAAAGACTACTACTGTTCAACAGTTAGTAAATCTTCTTGGTCTATCCATGTTTCCCTCGCGAAAGGGAAACAGCCTGGTGTACAGCCGTTCTTGTTCCAGTGAATTCTGGGATGGTTACGAGGGTCAACCCATTGTCGTTCTAGACGATTTTGGTCAGAACCTCCAAGACCGTTCCGATCTCGTAGAATTCGAACAGCTTGTCTCTGTGAATCGGTATATCCTACCGATGGCGCATCTTGAGGAAAAAGGTAGAGTCTTTGAATCTCCAATCATTATTCTTACGTCGAACGTCCCGTTCGGCTCGAATATTTTGGACTCGAGTGGTCACTCTGTAGTGGAGGAACCACTTGCCGTATGGCGAAGATTTCACTTACCTCTCCTTGTAGATAGAAGGAAATCAGAAAATCCCAGTCAAAAACCGATAATACCTTTTCGGGAATATCGGCTGGGAGCTTTCTTAATGGGACTAAATTCCGTCCCTGATTTCTGGAAGCGCCATCTGGGCATCCCGACAGATCGTCCTATCATAGGGGATCAGGTTTTTAGGGTTCCACCGAACCAAACGCCATTCCGAACAGATTTTAATTGTCCGGATATTGTTTGTCTCGGTCGTCTGATTCGTGAACGGTTCCTTGAACACACCGATTATCATCACCATGAGTTATCAAACTCGTGGCGACAAATGATATCATGTGTTTCCTTGGACATTCACGACGGTCCTATACAGCCTCTCAAAGAGGTTACTGTCGAAAAAGAGGATATTCCCTTTAGACAGGATACAGTGACCGTGAGTCAGATTTTCCCTAGATTCCCACCCTATCATAGACCGGTTGTCTCTGCAGTAGCAATTGAAGAACCCCTAAAGGTTCGTATGATTACTAAAGCGGAGGCATCGACGAAATGTCTCCAACCTTTTCAAAAGGCTCTCTTCAATTACCTGAAGACCCAAGATCAATTTGTTTTGACGCATGGTGTCATGTGGGGAAAGAAGGAAGAGTTCTCTGAAAAGTTGGAATGGATTCACCGAATCGAAAATCAGATTAAGGACATCTGGTCACAACGGAAGGAAGGAGATCAGTGGTTGAGTGGTGATTATACCGCTGCCACTGACAATTTCCCCATGTCTGTGACTAATGCCTTGATAGAAGGGATATTATCAGAAATTGACCATGAACCTACCAAACAATGGGTTCGGTATGAAGTTAGTCCTCACGAAATTAGGTACCCTATGGGAATCCAATCGGGAGTTCAGACTTCGGGTCAACTGATGGGTAGTCTTCTGTCTTTTCCTCTCCTGTGCTTTTTGAACGACTTTATAGTCAGCCATTCAGGAGCCGAGAGAGGAAAATATCTGATTAACGGAGACGACGTTGTCGTTCTTGGGACCAATAAGTTCATTAAACAATGGAAAGATGATGCCCCTAAAGTGGGCCTGAGTCTCTCATTGGGAAAGAATTTTATTGATGAACATTTTTGTACTGTTAACTCCCAGCTGTTCTATGATGGAAAAGTGTTACATACCGGAAAAGTCTCTCTATCAACCCGTTATGGGAAAACGATAGGTAGGTGCTTTTCGGAGATGCAGTTTTACTATGGAACAGACGAAGAGTTACGTCGTGAGTTTATCCGAAGGAATCTCTTGGAACTTCGAAAGACACCTCGACCGCTTTCCACTCCCTACACCCATGGAGGTTTAGGGATGGTATTTTTGGATTCTACAATAGAATCTCAAAAGAGGGCGATTGAGGTTTATCTTTCGGATTTTTCCAGACCCTTTCTCAGATCTCTTCCCATTGTGGGGAGATCGGATATCCGGGCTCTTCGAGTTCCTGTCGGTTTCTTTTCTGATGAAGAAATGAAATTGGCAGGCTCGGGAGTTCCCGAAGGGGTCCGAGAGTTAGAACTTCTTTCTTCATTGGATTTGGATCCTTTAGATCCTGAAGAACAAGAAGATCTTTCCTTTGGAGAGATGAGGAAGTCTTTGGACCTCCTACGAAAGGCGGATGAAAGAAGTGTAAATCGGCTATTAAACCGGGATATACATTCTTTTCCTCCTCTCGATTCACTACAGTACAAAGTTGTGTTCGTAGAGAAAGGAAAAGTGGGCTTCTTAAAAGAGCGAGTCCTAAGTCTAGCACTACAATCTTTATTATCCTTTGTGGATGGAAAAGATTTAGAGGGAGATTCTTTAGATGATCGATTTGTTTCGATCCTAAGAGATTTCCTCGAGTGTCATGATTTATTGGACCTGTCTCCCGATTGTTTTACATCGGAAGAAGAACTACTTAATCTCCCTTCTCTTGAAGACGACGACGAACAGGCTAATACAGAAAGATATGAGCAACTGCTACC